TCAATCTGCGTTGCAAGGTGGATATTCCGCAACCATTTATAGGCGCGTTCCGGTGTTACCGCTGCCGGTGTGTATGATCCACTTGCCGAAAGCGCCAGTCCTGTTTCCTCGCCCTCTGCTTTACCTGTTTTTTTAACTTCTGCCATCTAAATAATCCTCCTCTGCTCTTTTAATATAATCTCAAGAAATTTTATAGGAATATCCATCCTATTGTTTCTACTGGGCCCCGAACCATCAACACTATCGGCACCGCATGAATCCGCTTTAATATAATCTTTAATTGTTCCAACCCGCCCAACATGGCATTTTATTTCATTCTCGTGCGCATAATCACACCATGTTTTGGCGGTTCTCCATTTCCATTTAACCGATCCTCCAACGAATAACCCACTAATACCATTAAGATCAATATCTTCAGGTTTCATGCCGTCCTGAACAGGGAGGTATTTTTTCCACGTTTTGGGTAGTTTGTTGATGTGCTTATTTGAGTGCTCAAGTGAGTTTATACCCCCACACACTATATCAGGGATGACAACAAAAAACGGATCTATTTTTTCATTTATCAGGCGATCAACAATCTTGTAAAACATATCCTCGTCCCACATATTCTCGTTTTTCCATGCAATAAACGCCCATTATCTAAAATATAATCCATATCTTTAGGAGGCAATCTAAAATAAGACGGACTCGATAGAATACCAATATTATACTCCTTACAGACCGCGCGCACGTTATTATTATTATCAGCTACGAAAATCCGCATATATCGCCCCCTCAATTTTTATTTTCTCTTCTTCTTTCTGAAGATATTTATCCATTTTAGGATCTGGTTTCTTTTTCGTCACAGTGACGGAATACCCTCGCCTGAGTAATTCATCGATCAATTCAATGTTTGAAAATTCTTGAATTGGTTTTTTCTCAATCCAATATACAATCTCAAAATTGCCATTTACTTCTACCATAAATCCTCTTCCTCCTTCATTCCTCCGAAGCCGGTAAATATAGATAGGTTTATATCTATATTATCCTTTCCGATGTCGTCCTCCAGACTATACCTAAGGCTGTCGATCGTGTGATTATCTTTGTCCTCAAGCTTACTTTTAATCTCGCCGTCCTTATCAATCTGGTAATCAATATTCTCATACTCGCGGGCCGTGTTCGGCGTGCGCTGATAATCGATCACAATCTCTTCAAGATCATCAAGCCATCGTTCTCCGGTTTCCACGCTGCCCGGGCCTTTCTTTGCTCCGATGATATTGATACCATACGTCCTGAGTTCGTCGATGCTCTTAGGCTCGGCAGAATCGGCGATAATTAGATCGTTCTCGTATCCTTTCGACTTGATCCACTGCGCAACCTCTCTGTTGCTTTTCTTCACACCGTAATACTCATCCAGAACAAACACTTTTCGGCGCGTCCTGTCGTAATGCAGGCGCACGAATGCGAAAGCGTCTGCAGCGTATCCCCAGTCGATACCCTGCCGGATCTGGTCGTATTGTGTGATCTCTTCATCGGTGATCCTACGGAAAGAAAGATTCTCAAACGGCACGATCCCGCCGCCGATGGGCTCCCCCATGAAGATCCAATTGTATTTATGCGGCGAAAGCGCCTTGACCGATTCCGCCTCCTCAATAAATGCCTGTGACACATACGGGTTATCAAGATATGTGGACTGATGCACATAGACATTTGGATTAAGAAATTGCGTGTTGTATTTCTTATTTACCCAGTTTTGTTTACGCTTTGGCGGATTGTAGCTGAAGAAAATAGAGTATTGCAACCCTGGCGGCAATTCAGCGCGGATAATAGAGTTTACGATTACCCCTACTTCATCCTCGCTTTTGAACTCGTCCAGCTCTTCTATCCACAAAATAGCTATCGGGTGTTTAGAGGTCTTAATCGACTTGATCTTTTCCGGTTTGTCCGCGCCCCGGAATAAGATCCGCGTCCCCGTAGGCATATATTTAAGACCGAGCGGGGATTTTCGTATCTGCCAATATTCTCCGACTCCCAGCGCGTCGATCGCCTCAAGCAGCTGTTCAAATACCGAGTTTTCTAATGTCTCCCCGACCTTACGTACTACCAAAGCGTTTATCGGCCGCTTCATCAGCTCATAGATAATCCTGCGGCTGATGGTGGTTGATTTGCCGGAGTTACGCCCACCTTTGAACACCTTTGTCGTGTATTTGTCACAGTTAGCCCATGCATTATGGAAGGCCGGAGCTATAACCTCACTGATCTTTATCTTCGATGTCGTCAATTATCTGGACTCCCATGCTTCCAGACATTTCTATATCCTGCTTATCGCGCCATTCTGTGGGTTTTCTGTTTTTTAACCAGAAGATCATGGCAGTGGTATCCGGCGCGATCTCCTTCTCGGTGATCTCCTGCCTGGTGCTGCCGTCAGGCAATTTAATTATTTTTTTCTCTGTTAATTTTTTAGCGCCAGTTGCACGTGAGAATAAGGTATCCTCGATTTCTTTGTCAATAATCGCTTTACCCTCGTCGGATGCTGTCTGGCAATCCGTGTATTTTTTGCGCCACCTATGCAGCGTTACACGTGTAATGCCTAATAAATCCGCGATCTCTTCGTCGGTTTTGCCGATTGTTGCCAACCCCCGGATCAGTTCCGGGTGTTTGTCTTTGTTATATTTCACCATTTTTTTCACACAAATGATTTAATTCCGTCAAAATACTCCTTATAAAACTCGCAGATGTCAGATCCAATTGTAATACATCCGTTTTCTGTGCGCGGGTTTGTGTTTATATTCGCACTGCTTTCTATCCCAAAAGCAAATTTGTTGCCATATCCTGCGAAAATCTTAGAGTGGTTGCGGAATACAGCAACGCGGCCGCCGGTTCCCTCACAGATTGGCTTTAGCGCCGCAAACTGCACAGAATACTGTTTTGGGAAGATCTCTCCGACATACGCATCCAATTTTTTAATTTTCCCGGAATCTACCCAATCTCTGAATTGCAATACATCCTCTGTTGCCATGCACCAAGTGCTGAAGAGGCAATAGTCAAGATCCTGCTGCCTGAGCACGAGTTTGAGATATGAAAGGGCGTCCACATCCCCGGCCGTTATGAAATGATATGAATCTCCGTCCTTAAAATCAAGATCAACAAGATCTAACAGTTGCGTCTCGCTAAAGGCGCGCCTGTATGTATCGCGGCTGTTGCGCTTAAGCACCACAGATCTTGTCTTTGGCGCTTCTAATTCATCAAATGATATTGCGCACTGTCCGCACGACGCATCAGAAAAAAACGAATCGTCCCAGATGTCGTTTTCTTTTTTGGTGTTACAGTCCATGCTTATTAACCTCTATATAAAGCGCTCAAAATAGTTATGTTTTTCTATCAAAAATCTTCATACTCTGCAAGTTCTGATATCAACTCTATTTCCCATTCAAAGGGGTACCCCCAATTTTCTTCGTGCTCGCCTTCCGGCAGCGTCAGCTCAACCGGAATCCCCCCGCAATTGTAGAGGCGTGTTTCATCTCTCATCGCTCTCATTCCCCCCAACACTTTTCAAAATCCTTGATTTTAATCTATTTATTTTTTCTGTTTTAATTTGTTCGATATCTGCTACAATATCAGGCATTGCTATTTTCATTTGAGCTAAACATAATTCAACATCTGCAATCTCTTCAGCAATGTTCCCTAAATCGAAGGCACGTGTCTGTAAATTATCTTCTCTTGACGGCCGCATACTTTTAGCTAGCGCCTGTATCAATTCTCCGCACTCTTCCATACAAATTATTTTTTGCATATTGATCCCCCACCTATTTACAGTGGATTTTAATATATATTCTTCATCTCTCATCGGTCTCATTCCCCTTCTTCAATAACCCACTTTAATTCGTTAATCACATAATTATAGAAGGCTCCGATCCTTATATTAGCCCCCCCCTGGGATTTACAATCAGAAAATGCCTTACGCTTTTTGGCCTCAATTTCTGATATTCTCGTTAGAATTTCCTCTTTGCTTTTCATTTTTTAACCAACTCCAAAAAGTCCTCTGCTCTCATAGTCACAAGCCACGGCGTGCGGTTCTTCCGGTGCGCCACAATCGGGATCTGGTTGTCTGCATCCCTGATACTCTGTTGCATCGCATCATGAATATTCAGGCGTTCCACGCGCTTAACCTCTACATGATATCCCAAAAGTCCAACAACATCCTCCCCCTCAATCCCGGAATACTGCTGACCGCGTCTGGCCTCGCTGAAACCATGATCGCGGAGGAGTTTTGAAAACTCCCTTTCGCCCGCAGCGCCTTTGCGTTTGCTGTTAATCTTCATAATAACAACACCCCACTTTGTTTATACACATCAGCCACACTTCCCGCGCATCGGCGTGTTTGTCCTCATCCATAATATGCCGCGGGCATGTATCCTTATACATACACTCGACAATATCAACGTATTTACAGTGATCAAAATCAGCTTTCATTCCTCTCTCACCTTCCACTCCTTACATACGTTTTCGTTCCCTCTCCGCTGCCCTGTAATTAACCCCCTCATGTTTTTCCCCTTTTCTGTACACAGTATAACAAGTTGTGCACCTATACAGGATGCAGTGCTGTTTTAATATTCCTCCACATTTAGGGCATATTTCCATTATCATCCACCTCCACATACTGTGACCTAAACTCAGCGTCTGACATTGCCGTTGTTAATCCGCCATCATGCACTGCCCAACGTCCCACAGGTAGATCTGGTAAATGGTGTGACATGATCCTGAAAGCACTTACCACCCGTCCACTCTCAGCGTGCCTGTATTGCCTTATCTCTGTTGAGTGGATATAATCTACCAACATTTGTCTAACAAGGGCGCTCCGCCCCTCTACACCGGCGTGTGTATCGATGTAATCAATAATCTCTTCTGTAAGTGTGAAGGATGCAGTTGGCATCCTTCTGTTCTGAGTCATACCATATCAACTCCTGTTTCCCAGATATACCTCCAGTTGGCACAATCTACCACTTTTGCAAATGGAAGCATTTTAGCATGCCTGACAGCGCTCTCAAAGGATGTGTAATGGAACACATCCCCGAAAGTCCTTACTTCATAGCCATAGTTTTTCATATCAGTACCCTCTGTCTCGCCTAACAAACCAGGCATCTAAGATCTTATCAAACTGTCTTTCCGTTATACTCTTGTCATCCTCAGCCCTGTGGAGGATAATCTCGGCCTGTGTAAGCGACCATGCTGACAAGATATCCCCAACGTAATCTGTTTTTTTCATTCATATTCCTCCATGAAATCCGTATTGCAGTATGCAATACAGAATTCCTCAAAATCTACATCCTCACCTGTGCGCTCAATAAACGCTTCATATTCCTTTTCTAAATTTACCATTATTTCCCTCCTGAAAAATTAGATGAGTAGTTCCCACTCATCTTCTACAATATGTCCATCATCTAACATCTGCTCATAACAGTCCTCACACAGATAGATTGGCGCGTCCGGCTGTGGCTTTACTTCGCCAATTCTCACAAATGCTGCTTCTTCCTTGCATCCTATCTGGTATGGGTCTTCACAGATTGCTTCATACATTGTTTCTTCAAGTTTCATTCTTCTTCATCTCCTTTGTTACAATATAGTATTAGACTTATAAGTATATAATGGTTTCTAATATCTTTCCATGTTTTAATTCGTGTGTGTACAGAATGTGTCAATTTTTCGCGTGTGTGTCACGTGTGTGTCAGTTTTTTGACGCACTACGGACGGGGTTAATATTGCTCCTTTTACTAAAATAAGCTTAAATTATCATTATATATATATATTATATTCGTGTGTGTACAGTACCTATGTATATGTGCGGATCTCAATATATAGATCAGTCCAAAAACACCCGCAGATCCCCACCCCCTGACACATTGTACACACACGAACAAAAAACGTCAATTTGTGCCGGAAATTGAAATTAAAGAAAAAAAAGATATGTCCGTATAGTGTCACTACGTGTACACACACGATGACACGTGACACATTTTATTCATTTACCATGCAGTCCGGGTGAATATACAGAATATATTTTGCCCCACCAAGTTCTTTTTCGCGCTGAACCTGATAAATACCATAATCATTAAGCATCTCTTTCACATCTGCCCTTGCGGGCTTGCCTAAATTCCGCCATGCTCTAAGGTTGCGCCAATCTGATTGTGTTGCGCCGTCAGGTCCTGCAGCTTTAATTATTTTGCAAATCTGTTGTGTGACTCTTATACATTCATTATCTCCAACATTTGGCATGAAATCATCATCAATCTGTTTCATTAATGTTTTTACAACCTTAATGGCCTTGAGCGCACATTTTTTAGAAACATATTCATACCCTGCCATAATCGAATAAACCAAAGACAGTTTTGCCGCGGTCTCCATCGCCTTTGTGTGCACTGCAGTCTTTCCATGGTATTTATTGAGGATCTTAATATGTTCTTTCTCAAAGAGTTCTTTATACATCTCGGAATATTCCCACTGGTATTTTATCGTTTCCGGCGGCATATTTGGATCATCCGGGTATCCCTCAATCCACTTCTGATCGTTTTTTAGCCGCTCATATTCCATATCAATTGCTGCCTGAGATGGCTGCAACAGTTCACTAAAATCTATTTCGTCTGCATCCTGACAATTATAAGCATCCCATATATTTTTTTCTGCATACTCCCTGATTTTAGCATCGGAAATATAGGCATGATTTCCATAACGCAAATTGCGAAGGGCCGATCTGATGCTTGCAGGGATAACAACCTCTTCCAAAATATCGTCCGGGTTAGGATAAGGAAACTCATCCGACTGAACAATCAAATACCTTCCAAGTTCACCAGATTCAACATTTCTCACATTGATTGTTGGCATGAATGTTTCAGCTGTGGACATCTCAATACAGGTTAGCCCTGGCTTTTTTACCGGACTATTATATTTTTCAAGATCTTCTCTCTCTTTACTTGTCCGGCTGCGCATACTGATTTTTGGCAATCCAAACTCCCCATCACATTGAGAAAATATTTTCATTGCAGCTGCCTTTGCCGATATTTGAAACGCGCTGTCTTTACCAGCAAGGCGTGAATGTCCCGCCTCGTCTATTGTTGTGACAAGCGACGGCGTCTTTTTGAGTGCTGAGAAAGCCCCCTGCTCTGTTGCGAATCCCCCATCTCCTGACCATAATTTTGACATCCCGCACTGAGAAAGCACCTTTGATATGAATGTTGAAATGTATGTTTTTCCCGTGGAAGAATCCCCAAGAACAATAAAATATAGTGATGAATAGTTGCGGCGCACCGTGGTATATTTACGTGAACATACAACCGAGATAATAGAAAGCGCCGCAACCCATGCATATTTTAAGTTAGGCACTGGTGCGGTTTTCATATAAATGTCCTGAAGCTCTCCTCCGATCCCCGGCAACCTCCAGAAATTATTTTCTAACTTTACAGGCTCTTTTTGTTTTGGAGCATTCTTTAAAAAACTCTGTAAAAATTCTTCAGAAATTAAATTCCCTTCCTCTATGAGATCGTCTGATATTTTATACCCGTCTGCTTTTAGTGATTCAATCATTCTTGCAGCTGTATCTGTATCATCAAACGCTCCACATCCCGCATCACGGCAATCAATAATACCTTTGGCAACTGCATACGCATCTGCCCCGCTCCCCCCAGCGCCACACCTGAAACAATACCAAGTGTTATCTTTAACATTTATACTCAGGTTTGATCCGGTTGTTGATCCATGAATAGGGTGTGTCCCAATTATATTGTCTCCCTTCTGCACCGCATTGTCCGGCATAAGCCAGTCAGTAACTCTGAGGCCGTATGTATCGGTGAACGTGCCTTTATTTGAGAAAGTGCTGATCTGTTGAATATCAGATTTTTTGACGGTGCTTTTTTTGCTTTTTGCAAGTTCAAATATCCAGTCTGGCAAATCTGCAATATTATTACACCCGTCTTTAAATTCATATTGTATACCTGACGGGTGGATAGACGGCGGCGCAACAACATAACCAAGATATTTTATATCAATGCCTTCCGCGATATTGGCCTTAAGTGATAATTCCCCAGGCGGCGCACGAAAATAAAAATGGTTGCCTTTAACTCCTGCCTGTATGCTGGTAATTGCCGTCAAGGTCTCGGGCAATTTCCCATGCTCTTTCTCAAGCGCTGCAAGACTCTCAAAACCATTATGGCGCGGATCAATATCAACAAATATAAGGCCGCTTCCCACACCAGAAATACCTATATTAGAATCCGGGTGTTTGGTCCACCAAGAATTAATGATATTAAGATCTGTTGTTGCGGCCTTGTATCCTCCTTCAATCTCGCGTGGGTGTTTGCCTTTAGCACCACATGTGAGATTATTACAAGAACATAAACCCGTTTTTTGATCAACCACGTGCACCGGGAAAACCGAAAGCCCCATTTCAGCATATTTGAATGCCGCCTCTTTGGGCGAAAGGTTTTTTATTTTTGAAAACGAATATATATTTGACTTATCCATTTTTTGCCTCATATTATTATGGAGTGGTTAAACAGTATCTTATTAACGCGATCAATTCTGTCTTCTGCCTCTTCTTTTGAATTGTAACATTTAATAATCCAGCAATCAACACACCCATTTTCCCCCTCTTCGGCGGTTTTAATGCACGCATTCCATTTGTTTGATGTTGGGCATTTTACAACATCTAATTCAAAGTATACAAATTTATTTAGATTAATATATGTAATTCCATCAAACATAGTGTTTATTTTAGTCCGTGGGTTATATCTTCCCGAAACACACATTAGCGTCATGGCCTTCCCTCAAAATAATTACTTAGTTTATTTGCAGTATTAAGCGTGATTGTTTTTGCTTTACCTGACTTAATACGCCAGATGGTCATTTCAGAAAGCCCGGTTTCGCGAGCAACAATTTTTGGAGACCTATCATATAGGCGCGACCTATATTCTTCTAAAGTATTCATGTGTGTTTTATTTGTTCTTATGATATATATAATTAAGTAACTGTTGTTTTTAAAAAAAGATAAGTTATATATACTTCAACGATCTAATAGGTAATTGCAGTTTGTGAAACTAACAAACGAGCACTGAACGGAGAACACAGAACATGAAAGACACAGATGAATATCAATGCGGCTACGCTGATGGGTACGACGCAGGATATTGGGAAGGCCGCCTTGCGGCTTTGGATCAGCTTAGAGACCATGCCTCTGAAATACTGGATGTATATAATACCCTCAAAGAAGAGTATGATTCCGCAGAAAAAGAAAAAAGAAAAGCAGATCTTAAAAAGAGAGTTAATCTTGAGGAGCTTTGAACAATGGCAATAAACTTAGCCGAACTACAAAAGACCACGCAGCACCCGCCGATCATCGTGCTGCACGGCCATGAAGGAATAGGAAAGAGCACAACCGCAAACGGGTTTCCGTCCGCGTATTGGCTGAACCTTGAGAACAGCACATACGACTTTGAGCCTAATATGGTTCAGGTACCGAAGACATATTCTGAGCTTTTGGATCACCTCTCAGCGCTTGCCGAGCAGCAGCACAATTATAAGACGCTAATCATTGACACACTTGACAAAGTCGAGATCATGATGACAGAGTATGTCTGCTCTCAAAACGGCTGGAAGAGCATCTCAGATCCTGACTATGGTAAGGGATACGGAAAGAGGAGTGCCGAATTTCAAAACTTTTGGAATCACATCAAGGCGATCAATGACAGAGGAATGGCGATTGTGATGATTGCACACACAATGAACACCGAGATCAAAGACCCGATCCTGCCAACGTACGACAGGCACACCATCAACATCTACAAGACCGAGAATGCATTCGTCCGCCGTGAGGCTGACCTTGTCGGATATTGTATGATTGAGGCATACACCCAGAGCGCCGACGGCACACGCAACCTTGCAACAACCGCCGGACGGCGCGTGATCAAGGTAAAACCGCACCCTGCATATGATGCCAAGACCCGTAAGGCCGCAATGCCGGACGAGCTTGATATGTCCGCAGAAGCGGTCATGCAGTATTACAGACCGCAGAACAAACCAGAAACTAAAAAGGAGGAATAAATAATGGCAGCAATAAACGAAACACTAATCCCGGAAAATGAACTTGAAGCAGAACGTGGAGATTTCACCCCGCTCCCCGCAGGCGACTACAAAGCCTGCCTTGTAGAGATAGGCGACAAAGACAACCCGCAGAGCGCGTTCACCGTTGCAAACAATGGCAAGGGCGAATACCTCAGAACGGTCTTTGAGGTTGTGGACGGACAGTACAAAGGTAGAAAATTGTTTGAAAATCTCCAGCTAAAGAGATACGGAAACACCGAGAAGGACCAGACAACCGCCAAGATCGCACGCGGCAAACTGTCAAGAATCTGCCTTGCATACGGCATTAGCGGCAGCCTGAAAGACACAAACCAGCTCTTGAACAAACCGCCGGTGCTTGTCTCAGTCAAGGTCAGAGCAGGCTCAGGCGACTACGGCCCATCAAACGAGATCACCAACTGGAAATCTCTTGTCCCACAGACTCCACAACCCACACAGCAGCCATCAGCGCCACCCACACAGCCGGATCCATTCACACCCGAAGCACAACAGCCACCCACACAGCAGCCCCCCTGGGGACAGAACACCCAGCAGCAGGGCGGCTGGTAAACTCTCTTTTTTTTAGGTGTAATAATGAAAATCACAGATAAGATCTATCAAAATTATGTGGATAAAGCCGGAGACTGGCGCAGGCCGCATCTCGGTGCAAGTGTGATCGGGAGACCGTGTAAGCGTGCCACCTGGTATAGTTTCCACTGGTGCATGCAGCCAGGCACGCAGACAGACGGCCGAATGCTCAGACTGTTCCAGACCGGGCACCGTGAAGAGGCGCGGATAATTCAGGAGCTAAGAGACAACGGCATTCAGGTATTCAGCCACACGCCAGACGGCAAACAGATCCACCTGCAAGATCCGGATTGCCCGCACTTCTCAGGCAGCGTGGACGGGGTCGGATACGGATTTCCGGGCCACGAAACTGATCCAGTGCTCATTGAGATCAAAACAATGGCAACCGCTGGCTTCAAAAGGCTCAAAATGAACGGCGTAAAAGACACAAAGCCCGAACACTACGCACAAATGCAAATGTATATGCACTGGACGCAGAACACATCCGCACCCATAACGATTGCAAAATACCTCTGCACCTGCAAAGAGACCGATGAGATATACGAGCAAGAGGTATCATATCTTCCAGAATCTGCGGAGCATTACACCAGGAAAGCGCATGAGATTATAATGTCAGATCGCCCACCTGAACGGATAAAAAATGCATCTGAGAAATCATATAATTGTCGGTATTGTGATTATATCGATCTCTGTATCAAAAAAACAAAATGTGCAGAAGTCTATTGTAGAACCTGTGCGCACTGGTCGCCCGGAGACGGCCCCGGTGGGAAATGCCAGAACATCTGTGGTGATATAGATCCAAAGATCGGGTGCCCAAGGCACATATATAACCCTGACCTCAACCCGCTTGAGTTTGTAAGCGCAAATGCAGTAACGGGCACAATCACATATCTCCTGTCATCCGGCGAGCAGATCACCAACGGCCCCGGGCACACAAGCAGCAAAAATCTAAAGGAGATGATTGAAAATGACAATTAGATCGATAACACACGATGTCGAAATATATAAATATATAATATATCTCGCAAGAAAAAAATATTCCGACACCACCATAGAGGCATACAGCTCGGTGGCACAGCGGATATATGAGGCATATGAAGGTAATATAAGTAAAATACTTGAAAAGACCCCTGATGAAGTAATCGTGGACATTGGGGTTAAGTCTAACAGGCCCGCCAGGAATAGACCTAAAATAATTCCGTTTTTGGAATATCTGGAGGAAAAATATGGGCCGAACTCCCTATAAAAAACCAGACTCGGAAGATGTCGTGGCATTTCTGGAATACTACAGAAACGAAGGTTATGCCGAATCTACCTTGACTCAACTACGGTCAATGATAAACAGACTTTCAGGCGCATACGGATGCCTGGATAACGTGCCGCTTAAAGAAAAAAACAAAACGTGTGTGGATGCTGGGCTGGCAGGCACACGGGGTATTGCCGCCCGCACTCGTTGGGCGTTGTACAAACTTGAAGATTATTACGGGGCGAATAAAAATGAAATGGACTGATAAAGAAATCGAAGAACTGAAAGTAAAGAATGCAGGCCGATACAAGTGCCACACCTGCCACCATGTGGTTACAGAAAATCCGTGCCCATGCTGCGGTGAGACAAACCTTGAGACAATGTGCCCACTTGACCACTGCAACTGCCATCACACCATAATTGAGAAGATCGAGTACTGCCCGCTCTGCGGCCAGGCAATATGCCCTGACTGTGGATGCCATGACGTATCACAGGTGTCAAGAGTTACGGGGTATATGGCAGATGTCTCCGGATGGAATGCCGGTAAGCGCCAAGAACTGAAGGACAGAAGTCGATATACGGTGGCATAATGAAAACTGAAATCACACACTGCAAACACTTTGACCCAGTCATTATGATGCGCAAAGATCGATGCAGGAAGAGGCACGGATGCCCCACCGCTGGGAGAACTCCATGTCATGATCGGCTGATGGACTGCCTCTGTATCACACATGATTGTGATGAATATGAGGATTGATAAAATGAAAGCATACAAAATTGTTAAAAGGCCATTGAATACGGCCGAACGGTCAGAATTGATCTTGAACAAAATGAACGATTTTACTCGAACGTTCAATTGTAGTGATTTGCGTTGCGATGATTGTAAATTGCGATGTGTCCCAAACGAAAACGGGGAAATGGTTTGTATTTTCCGATACATAAAACCAGACAGAAATTTCTTAGAGTATTATAACGAGAAAGACGATTGCATTGAGGAGAGAGTTCCACTTGAAGGGAGAGAATTGCAATTAACCATGGTTGCGAAGAGTCTATCTGATTTGATTAATTGTTGCAAGGATTATCCTGCATGTAACGATTGCCCATTATATACTTCAGACGAGCACCATCTTTGTCCACCGGACAATCCATCCGTTAAGGCGTTGGTAGAGAGAATACTTGATGTGACGGTGTTTGAAGAATGAAAACCAAAATTGAACACTGTAAGCATTTTAACCCAAAAACAATGAAAAGACGCAAAACGTGCCCAATGTATGTAGAGTGTGCTAGCAATTATAAAACAAAACGCCCAAGATGCACAAACATATTAGTCGAATGTTTGGGTAAAGTTAAAGATCCTGATTGTGAGTATTACGAGGATTGATCATGGAAGGAAAACGGACAATCTGCGATCAGGATTATTGGGACTCAGAAGAGGCTGATTATCTTTGTGAGCTATATGATCTTGTAATGGACGACGGTTACAAACATAGAGTACCTGGAACATTGGAGGAAGAACTGTGCCTCAAAAACCAGAAACCATAAACAATTTTCTTAACATCCCAATCAAAGCAACGATAACAAAAAAACAAAATGAGAACAAATATACACTCCATCTCGAAAAATATGGTAATAGGCATCACGGATTGCACATTGTATTGACGGAAGAACAAATCAAAAACTTGTGTTGGTGGTATTGATATGGTTTTAGAACTCCGTGAATATCGGCAAGAAGCTGTGGGCTCACCTAAAGTAAATAGTTATGAGTGGTGAAAATGGCGCTGGAAAAGAATAAGATTTATTGCGCTGACTGCCTCGATCTCATGAAAGAGATGGAGGATAATAGCGTGGATCTTGTGCTCACTGATCCGCCGTATTTAATTGAATCAACAAAAGCAGGTGGAAAATCACAATTAGCACGATCAATTCAAGGGATGAACGATGAACTTGAAAACGGAATGTTTACTGAAGGCATAAATACAAAACATCTCGACGAAATTGTAAGGGTTTGCAAAAACATTAATGTCTATTTATGGTGTAATCATAAACAAATACCTCAGTATTTTGATTATTTTTTAAAAAAACACAACTGTAATTTTGATATAATTATTTGGAATAAAATAAATGCAACTCCTTTATTTAATAATAAATATATTACTGATAAAGAGTATTGTTTGTATTTTAGGAAATGCGCATATTGCAATCCTAAAAATTATGAAAATGCAAAAACGGTATATCATCAACCAATAAATATTGTTGATAAAAATAGGTATTCGCACCATACAATAAAACCATTAAATATAATCAAAACGTTAGTTTGTAATTCTTCAAAAGAAGGACAAACAATATTTGATCCCTTCCTCGGCAGCGGCACAACTGCGGTCGCCTGCATCAACACCGGCCGAAACTTTATAGGGATTGAGAAAGATGAAGATTATTTTGAGATCGCGCAAAGACGGATCAAAGACGCACAAGAACAGGAGCGGATTGATCAATGGTTTTAGAGCTGCGAGAATACCAACGAGAAGCCGTGGGCGCCTTCTTTAATTTTGTAACCTATCAAAACGGTAGATCCGGCGTCATCGCTGCCCCGACCGGTGCGGGCAAGTCATTAATCATCTCCGACATCTGCAAGACCATGACCACAAAATGGCCGCACACAAAAGTGGTCATTGCAACACACAGAAAGGAGCTTATCGCGCAGAATGAAAAAGAGCTTAAAGCGTATTATCCCAAAGCCCGCACCGGCATATATTCCGCCGGACTCGGACGAAGAGAGAAAGAGCCACCGATCATCTTCTGCGGCATACAGACGGTCTATAAGCGCGCCTTTAGCTTTGGTCGGGTTGATCTCCTAATCATCGACGAGGCGCACCTTGTGAGCACCACAGACGGCACACGCTACATGCAGTTTATATCTGACCTTATGATCGCTAATCCAAATCTTGTGATTCTCGGACTGTCTGCCACTCCCTACAGACTTGATAACGGGCTGATATACGGACAGGACGAAGAGCTGATCTTCAAAACACTGATCTATGACATTGACATTGCTGATCTCATTGCTCAGGGGTATCTCGTACCTGCCATCTCAAAAGGCGCGCTTAAACAGATTGACTTAACCGGAGTGCGCACCACTGCCGGAGACTACAACAACAAAGACCTGCAAAAGGCGGCATCAGAGGACGAGCTTGTCAGATCATCCGTGGAAGAGGTTATCCGGTGTGGACAGAATCGCAAATCGTGGCTTGTATTCTGCACCGGCATCAGGCACGCACAAATGGTCTGCCATGAGATGAGAGAGCGCGGCATAGATTGTGAGGTCGTGATCGCCGATACGCCAGGCAGAGATCAAATATTGGAGAGATTCAAAAGGCAACAACTCCGCTGCATCATAAACATAGATGTCCTGACAACCGGGTTTAATGCGCCGTGCACCGACCTTATCGCGCTGATGATGGCAACAAAAAGCACCGCCAAATACGTTCAGGCGGTCGGCCGCGGGTTGCGGTTATTCCCTGGGAAAGAAAATTGTCTATTGCTTGATTTCGGCGGAAACGTGATCGCACACGGCCCGATTGATGCGGTCGATCCCAAATCGCAAGGCAAGAGCAAAAAGAAAGACAAAGAAGAAGTGCCAGGCAAGCAGTGCCCAAACTGTCAGGAAGTGATCGCCATCGGATCTATGGTATGCCCTCGGTGTGACTACCAATTTCCGCCGCGTGAGATATATCATGAGACACAGGCGTATGATGGCAGCGTGCTCTGCTCTCAGGACGTGCCTAAGTGGATGGATGTGATTGAGGTCGAATACACCCGCCATCCCGGGAAGGGGGACAAACCCGACACAATTAAATGCGCGTATTATACCTCTCAACAATTTAGCCCATTCCTACAGTGGATTGCGCCGGATCACGAGGGATTCCCAAAGAAAAAAGCTTTGGAATACATCCGACAGTGCGGCGGGAAGGCCGAAACCGTCGAGCACGCACTAAAGGAAAATGTCTACTGGAAAGACCCGTCGAGGATCTTAGTCGGCCGCGATCCCAAAAATAAGAAGTATATGAGGGTTTTTCAGTTTGACTTTACTCAACCGGATCGACAGGAAACAATAATTTAAACAAAACCCTTATTAACACCCCTAACCTATAATCATATAGACGACTCAGGATAGTGACGCCCGGAATGTAATGACATTTTGTTCATCTTCATGTAAGGTTTACCTCATACACGTTCCCGCATATCATTCTGGAATACACACACTCCAACCCGAAAGGAAAACAGGATTACGGCGCAACCTACCAAAGCGCGCCAGTGACGTGCCGGGCAAGCCTGAGAATGACTCTGAAATACTATTTTCCGTGAAAAAAGAATTTATTTAGATTTTTTTATCCAGCCGCCGCTGGTGTTTGTATCTCGATAGATATATCCATCCGGGAGTGACACAGAGCGCATACATCGCGTAATTTCGTCCTTTGCGTCCTGGAATGAGGTATCATTTGGGATAATAATTGTAAAACTGCCTCGAACGGCCTTTTTGTGGTCCTTCAGCATTTGACGTTCGTTCATATTACCTCAATCTCCTCACGCGGCAACCAGATTTTTGTCTGTCCAGATGTGATCAGGTATTCCGTTTCTCCTACTTCATTCATTATTGTTTTTGTGACACGGCCCTCACGCAGTTCACCAAGAACCTTAACCCTAACTTTCTGATCCAGTTTTAAGGTGCATCTCTGCAAATCAAGCTCTCCGGCCCTGCGGAGTTTCTGCCATCTGCTCTTGATGGATTCTTTTGTTCTGTAGATATACCAATCCTCACCAGAGTGCCTGGAATATAGCACACACGCACGTTGTGCGCTTTCGGCAGATGCCAACACTTTTAATTCAGGTTCGGTCCACGCAATTCCCGTTTTGGATTTTGGACGTGGTGCTTTTGGTACAACTTCCGACTGTGCATCATATGGTGCTGGTTCATCGGTTGTTTCTGCAGGAATATCCTTTCGGAAGATGTGTGCAACTGTCATTGCAATATCCTGCGGGTTTGCGGAATCAATCTCAATCACAATTTCTGTTTTTTTTGCGGCTGCATTTGTAGTAAATCCAAGCAGTTTTGCGGTTATGTTTGTTGTCATTATTCACCCTCCACATGCGGCAGGAGACAGTATGTGACGCCCCCAGCGTCAATTGTCAGAAATTCTCCTTCTTTATTACTGTGTGCCTTCCCGTTCACCTGCTCGACCTTAACCAGGCGCACGCGAGTAACTTTCTGATAATCCTCGTCTTTCTCGATCTCCTTTATCAATTTCTTCAGCAGCTTTAGATCAAACTCCGAAGAGGCAATTATTTTGTCGGTATCATCGAGTGTGCCGCATCCTGCGGAATAGTCCAGCAGTGTATATTCAATTTTCATTATGATGCCTCTTCTCATGTTTGGTACACTCCCGCAGCACGAAATCGTGCCACGTGTTCGACTCGCTGTTCTTTTTTGCCTGCTCGAGGCGCTCAAATTCACGCCTTGAGAATGCTATATTTATATTGACAATGTCTTTTGCCATGCTAAAATGTTTTGCTGTAATGGTATTTATGCCTAACTAAGTAAGATATATATACCCACAAGACAACTATCTATTATGTCAGAAATAATGACAGCGAATGAATTGATACATAGCTACAAACATGGGCGCAGAGATTTCAACGGGGCAGTCCTGATATGGGCAGACCCCATTGGGGCAGACATGACAGGGGCAGACCTCCTCTGGGTAAACCTGAGAGGGGCAGACCTGACAGGGGCAAACCTCAGGGGGGCAAACCTGAGAGGGGCAGACCTTGCATGGGCAGATCTGAGAGGGGCAAACCTGAGAGGGGCAGACCTGACAGGGGCAGACCTCCTCTGGGTAAACCTGAGAGGGGCAGACCTGACAGGGGCAAACCTCAGGGGGGCAAACCTGAGAGGGGCAGACCTGA